TAGAGATAGATTTTTAAAACAAAAACCAAATTTAGAAAAGAAAGATATAGAATATTTTAGAACATTACATTCATTAGCTTTTAATAACTTAGGTCTTAAAGAAGAAAATGTTATGAATGAACTTAACTACAAAGCCATTGGAGAAACATGCGGTATACAAATAAATTATGCATCATATGAAACGAACACATTCAACGGTATATTCTCATCTAATAGTGAGTATCTTAATTTAATTAACTTAGCTAGAGTAAAAAGAATAAGTTCTTTAGAGCAATTAGATTTAAATGAACATCTTAGTAAAGTTGAAAGAGATAAATTAGAGGCAATAGATACAGAAATTAAAAACTATAAAAAAACATATGGTCTAATAGATTTTACAGATATGTTAGAAAAATTTTTAGAGAAAGGAAGTATTAGTAATAAGTTAGATGTTGTTTTTGTAGATGAAGCTCAAGATTTATCTATAATTCAATGGGATATATTAAAAAAAATAGAGGAAGAAAATAATGCAGATATATGGGTTGCGGGTGATGATGATCAAGCAATTTTTGGTTGGGCAGGAGCTGATGTAGATTCTTTTATAGATTGGGAGGCAAATAAAATACCCTTACAACAATCAGAAAGAGTTCCTAGTCAGATACAAGAAAAAGCTTTATCTATAATAAACAGAGTGCAAGATAATAGATTAGAAAAAACATACAAACCTAAAAAAGAAAAAGGAGAAATATTTGAAGTTATTAATTTATGCGACATTAATATGATTAAAGGAACTTGGTTAATATTAGCTAGAACAAATCCTTTATTAAAACCCATATCCTCTATACTAAAAAACAAAGGGTTATTTTTTAAAACAGTCGATGGCAATAGCATAGCAAAAAATTTATATGAAGATAAATTAAATTGGGACAAAATGAGAAAAGGTGAAACCATACCTGAAATACAAGAACAAAGATTATTAGAAAAAATTAAAGGTAAACCTAATTTAGATTTGGAATGGTATGATGCATTTACAAATGTTGCATCTGCAAAAATAGATTATTTAAGGGTAATGTTATCTAATGGAGAAAAGATAGATAAAGATCCAAGAATAACTGTATCAACAATTCATAGTGCAAAGGGAGGTGAAGCTACTAATGTAGTTTTATTTTTAAATCAAACTATAAACACTATAAAGGCATCTAAAAAATCTGTCTACAAACAAGATGAAGAGTATCGTGTTTGGTATGTAGGTGTAACAAGAACGATACAAAATTTATATTTAATAAAATGTAACAACAAACGAAAGGAGTTCATAATATGACAGCATACAAAAAACAAATTGGAGGATCACATTATAAATCGATGGTCATGCAGCCGAGCGAGTTTATAAATAAGAACAGGTTGCCCTTTGCGGAAGGATCGGCTATAAAGTACATATGTAGGCACGCTGCTAAGGGGAAAGAACAAGACATCGATAAGGCAATACACTATTTAGAAATGATTAAAGAGAGAGATTATAAATGATTTTTAAAGCACAAACAGAGTGGGTTAAACCTACAGAGTTTCCAGATTTACGCCATGCAAATGAAATCGCTATTGACTTAGAAACACATGATCCAGAATTAAAAAAATTAGGAACAGGTTCTATTGTAGGTAGAGGTAAAGTTGTAGGTATAGCTGTGGCCACAGATGGTTATGCAGGATATTTTCCATTTGATCATGAAGGTGGTGGTAATTTAGATAAAGATTTAGTTATGAAATGGTTCAAAGATGTTTGTGAATCAACAGCTGATAAAATATTCCATAATGCAATGTACGATGTGTGTTGGATTAGAGCAATGGGGTTTAAAATTAATGGTAGAATATATGACACCATGATTGCAGCGTCATTGGTTAATGAGAATAGATATAGATTTGATTTAAATAGTTTAGGTTGGGATTATGTTGGCCAAGGTAAAAATGAAACAGAATTAAATAACGCAGCAAAAGAGTGGGGTGTAGATCCTAAAGCAGATATGTGGAAACTACCCGCATTATATGTAGGTAATTATGCACAAAGAGATGCTGAACTTACTTTAGCTTTGTGGAAAGTTATGCAAAAAGAAATAAGTGGTCAAGATTTAAATTCTATATTTAATTTAGAAACAGATTTATTTCCATGTTTAGTTGATATGAGATTTAAAGGTGTGAGGGTTGATACCGAAGCCGCTCATAAATTAAAACAACAATTAAGTAAACAAGAAAAAAAATTATTACAAGAAGTAACAAAAGAGACAGGAGAAGAATGTCAAATATGGGCTGCACGAAGTATTGCCAAAGTTTTTGACAAACTAAAACTACCTTACGAAAGAACTGAGAAAACACAAGCCCCATCATTTACTAAAAACTTTCTTTCTAATCATAAGCATCCTTTGGTTAATAAGATAGCAAAAGCTAGAGAAATAAACAAGGCACATACAACTTTTATAGACACGATAATAAAATATGAACATAAGGGTAGAATACATGCTGATATTAATCAGATAAGATCTGACCAAGGCGGTACAGTCACTGGTAGATTTTCTTATTCTAACCCTAATTTACAACAAATTCCTGCTCGTAACAAAGACCTTGGTCCATTAATAAGATCCCTTTTTGTGCCAGAGTCAGGTTGCGAGTGGGGATGCTTTGATTACAGTCAACAAGAACCAAGACTTGTGGTTCATTATGCATCCCTAGATCAAGACACAAGTGTATTTGCAGTAAAAGATTCTTATCTAACTGAAGAAGCAGACTTTCATACTGTTGTAGCTAAAATGGCAGATATACCTAGGGAGGCCGCTAAGACAATTAACTTAGGTTTATTTTATGGAATGGGTAAAGCAAAACTACAAGCAGAGCTAGGTGTTAGTAAAGAAAAAGCTGATTCTTTATTTAAAGTTTATCACGAAAGAGTGCCTTTTGTAAAAACTTTAATGAATTCAGTTTCTAACAGAGCACAAAAAAGAGGACAGATAAGAACTTTACTTGGTAGATTATGTAGGTTTCATTTATGGGAACCTAATCAATTTGGTATGCACAAAGCATTACCTTTTGAACAAGCTGTCCAAGAACATGGACCAGGTATCAAGCGTGCTTACACTTACAAAGCATTAAATAAATTAATACAAGGATCAGCTGCTGACATGACAAAAAAATCTATGTTAGATTTATACAAGGAAGGCATTGTAGCGCATATACAAATACACGATGAATTAGATATTTCTGTAGAATCTCCAAAGCAAGCAAAAAAAATCGTTGAGATTATGGAAAATGCTGTTAAGTTAGAAATCCCAAACAAAGTTGATTATGAATCAGGAAAAAATTGGGGAACAATAAATGATTAATTATGGCTTATTTAAACGCAAACATTCCAGTAGAATATGCACAAATCAGAAGAGAGTATCTTTATGATCTTAGAAAACATCATGGCGAAGTTGAAGATTGTATTATCTTCGGTATGTCGTCTATTACAGGCAAATCAATCTTATTTCATGCAATTATGGAAAACGGTGCAATCTTTTATCGTTTACCAATTACGGCTTTTATTCAACGTGGCTTTCAACCGAAAGCTGTTCCGTCTCGCAGACTTGATGAACTACAACTTTGGAATTGTTTTTCTTATTATCCTTCTGTGCATTCTTGGGATATTTTAGACGGACAAGCAGGTAAATACATAGGTAAAGATAAGAAATGGCATCCTGGTAAATATTTATTTACAGTTGACTTTGCACATCCAGAGAGTAATATATTAGATACCGATCATTCGGAGATACCACACGAACATAAGTGTGCACACATCATAGCCCTTGACGATGGGAACTATGCGGCTCAGCCAAACAACAGATGTATATGGGATATACCTTCATTTACTGTAAAGGACAATATTCCTGACTGGAAAGTACAAACATCTGAGTGGAACGTTGAAAACACAAGTAAATGGAAAACAGAAGATACCGATAACTTCTTCTATGAAATTGAGGAGAAAAAACATGATTAAATGGATACAAAATAAATACAATGTATGGGTTGTAAAACCTGTAAAAAAAATATGGGACAAATATAGAGTTTGGTTATTTAAGAACCATGAGTAATATTTGTAAAAATTGTAAACACAAATGCCATTGTTTAGAAGATCTTCATGCAGATGAATACGGCGTTTGTACCTGTGAGAAATGTGAGTGTTAATGAAAAAAGTATACTTACTATTTTTTCTATTTATAGGTGTATTTTGGCAAGACCTTAACACAACCTACTCTGCAGAAACACAAACAAATGTAAGTGGATCTAACACAAGTATTGAAGGTGGGTACACAGGCGGTGCAACAACATATCAAGATGGTTCAAGCTCTAATTCAACTACAAATAGTACAAGTAATTCAAACATAAGATCAGCACCACCAACAGCTTCAGCTCCATCTTATAACTCTATGACACAAGATGTTTGTAGTACAGGCGCATCAGCGGGGTTACAAACATTTGGTTTAGGTATAACAGGTGGTAAACATTTTATTGATAAAAATTGTGAAAGATTAAAACTATCAAGAATACTAAATGACTTTGGTATGAAAGTTGCAGCGGTTGCAATATTATGTCAAGATGAAAGAGTGTTTGAATCTATGATACAAGCAGGCACACCTTGCCCTATCGATGGTAAAATTGGTAAAGACGCTTTAGCGTTGTGGGACAAATATGACCATGAAAGACCCGACTATAAAACATATGTTAAACGTATGAAGAAAAGAGAAAAAATAGAAGCAAACTTAGAAAAAATTAAAATTGAAGAATTAAAACCTCTCAATAATGCAAAAGATTAAACCTTTAGTAATAGCATTCTTTGTTTTTTATTTTGTACTACAATGTACAATAGCTAAAGCAGAAAATGATACTGCAACATCTACAAACATATTACCTAACGCAGGCACAACATCTTCTTCACGAGATAATTTTGATTTAGATGGTGTTCAATCTGGATCTACAGGTGCACTAGGAAACAATTCTACACACAATGGTTTTGATATAACTTGTCCAACACAAGTTAATAATGCCTGTGGTACAGCGTTTAGTGGTGAGTTAGAGACAAGCTATCAAATGAAAGTTG